GATCGCGGACTGGCTCTCGCTGCGCATCGCGCGCAGGGCGTTCTTCACGACCGCGTTGTGCTGCCCGAGGATGCGGCGCTTGTTCGTGGTGAGCTGGCGCTCGCTCTTGCCGAGCGAAGCTGCTGCCTGGTCTACCTGCCGGCCGAGGTCGTCACCAGCTTGCGCTGCCGCCATCTGATCATCTTGTCCTCCACTCGCATCCGCAGAAGGTCCAGCGCTGTCGCCGCCGCTTGAACTGCCGCCATCACCGCCAGCGGACCCGCCACCACCGGAAGGAGAACCGCCGCTGTCACCACCGCCGCCACCGCCGCCATCATCGCCGCCTCCGGGAGGGCCGCCCGCGGCGGCCTGTTGCTGTTGCTGCTGGGCTTGCTGCTGCATCTGCTGTTGCTGCATCTGGAGCTGGATGTTCTGGAAGTAGAACGGGTCGCGCAGGTACTGGAAGCGCGGGTCCTTCGAGGCGCCTTCCATGCCGAGGAAGTGCTCCATGATCACACCGACCATGACGTACTTGTCCATCACCGCGCCAACGAGCGGGTTCAAGGGGAAGTCACCGCCCAACGCCTTCGGGATCGGCTTCTTCTCGACCTTGTCGAGGACCTCGTTGTAGTTCATGTGCAAGGTCTGGTCTTGACCCGTGCGGATGGACTCCTTCTCTTCGGTCTCCGCGTCGAGGCCCATGAGCTTCAGCGTGCAGATCTTCGCGAGGTTCTCGTCGATGAGCGGGAAGATGCGCTTGTTGATGAAGTCCTGCCACGACGACACGAGAGGGCGGATGCCGACGTCTCGATGCGCGATGAGCAGGTACTCGTTGTTGCTCTCGCTGAGCGCTTGGTTGTTCGTGCCGCGCGAGAGGTGCGCGTAGCCGGGCAGCTCCTCGGGGCTCATCTGGAACGCGGAGAGGATGACGCGAGCGTTCGAGTCCGAGAGGTACTGGAACTCCATGTCGCGCGTGCCGCTGTCGATCGGCTCCCACGAGATTTCGTCTTCGCTGCCGATGCCGAACACGGGCATGCGCCACGCGTTGCCGACGCTGTTGATGCTCGCGTTGAACTGCTGGCGGATCGCCGCGATCGTCGACTCGTTGATGTCGTCCGACTTGATGACGAGCATGCCGCGAGCTGCACGGCCCGACTGGAAGTAGAGCTTGTTGTGCGCGGTGATGTTGATGTGCGTCGTGACCGCACTGATCACCGTGTCGAGCGGCGTGACCGGGTAGCCATCCATCTCCACATCGACGACGGGGTAGAAGTTGTGGACCAGGCACTCTTTTGACGTGAACGCCTGGAGGGGCCGGCCTTCAATGACCTGCACCCACGCGTACTCGTCGTTCTCGAACTTCTCGGCCTGGAGCTTCTTGTTCTTCAGCCCCTCCAAGATCGTCTTCGCTTGATCGCGCACCGCCTGCGCAGCTTCCTTCTGAGGTGCCGCGCGATAGATGGTGCCGGCGTCGATGGCGCGGAAGGAGTGGAACTCCTTCTTGCCGGTGGCTCTGTTGGTCGTCCAGATGACTTCCGTCGCGATGCGGCCGAGGCCCACCGCGTTCTTCGTCGACATCGCGAGGTACTGCGAGAAGGTCAACGCCTCCTCATCATCCCAGCCGCGCGTGGAGCCGCACGTCTCGAACTTCTGCTCTGCCGCCTCGATGCGCTGCTGGAGCGCTTGCATCTGCTGGTCGTTGAGCTTGTCCTCGATGCCCTTGTTCAGCTCGATGACGAAGCCGAAGTCGTGGCGCGTCTCGCGCTTGCGGCCGAATGTCGCGAGCTGGTTCGCGCGAGCATTCACGATCGCAGCAACGAGATCGTCCTGGATCATGATGCGCTTCAGGACGATGTCCGGGAGCAGCTTGACCTTGGCCTTGAACAGGCCCTGGTACTGGTTCACCTGCGACGGATCGGTCTCGAACGCAAGGCGCTCGATGCTGTTCTCGCCGCCGTGGTTGAGGATGTTGACGATCGACTTCGTGAGCGTCATCGGCTCGCCAGTCGTCTTCAACGGCTTGCCGTCGGGACCCGTGTTGAACGGATCGATCGACGAGACCGACACCTTCTTCGCGCTCTTCTTCAGAGGCGTCGTCGGGGCGAGGAACTGCGGCGCAAGCCCCTTCAGGATGTCGAGGGCGAGCGTGTTCGTCTCGTGGGCGACGCTGGACTTCTTGGCCATGGGCTATCTCATTCCGCGCTGATGACGATGACGTTCATCGGCTTCGACGAACGGTTCACGACGTTCAGCGACCACACAGGGCCGATGATCTGGAACGACGCAGCCTGCTTCAGGTCGCCGGCCGTGAACGGGCTGAGGCGGCAGAAGTTGCCGACGTCGCCGTTGATGCGCACTCCGGCTTCCTGGTCAGCCTCGACGTGCACGAGACGCTTTGCGCTCGTGTACACGAGAAAGCCCGAAGCGCCGGGGAAGATGCCGCTCTCGGCGGCGATGGCTTGCGATGCCGACACCTCCAAGTACGCGGGCGTGACCTCTTCGATCGTGAACGTGCGCTGTGTGGAGGTGACGAAGCCGCTGACGACTTCGAGCTTGTCGCCCACCTGCACGCCCGCGGCAGCGAACGCCTGGACCTGGAGAGCCGTCGAGACCGCCACAGACGTCTCGTTGGCCGCCTCGAAGTCACCGTCACGCGTCAGGGTGAGCGTGGTCGCCGTGACGGCCATGGCGATCCAGAAGCCCTGGTTCGCTGCGTCGAACGGCTGCGAAGGAGCTTCGGCGGCCTCGGGAATCCAGACGATGTCGCCCACCTGGATGGCAGCGAGCGAAGCAGTGCCGGCCGTGCGCGTGAACGTGGCTGTCCCGTTCGCGTTCACGACCACGCTGTACGTGTTGCCGGTGAGGTCGAGCGCGCGAGCTGTGCGGAAGCCCGGGGCAGTGCCCGCGGTGTGCCTGAAGCGGTAGCGGTCGGCGGTGCCGGTCACGAGCGAGACGCTCAGCGCCGTGGTGCCGTCAACCGTCAGCGTTCGCGTACCGTCGAAGACGAGCTTCGTGGTGTTCGCAGGGACGACGTAGCTCACGCTCTGCGGTGACTTCACCCTGAGGTCGACGTTGTCGCGGTTCCAGTCGACAAACTTGAGCTTCGGGTTGTTGTTCACCATCGTGTCGCCATAGGCAACGATCGTGGTGAGGAGTCTCAAAATCGCGTTCATCAAACTGCTCGCTTCCAAAAGAAACCACGATGCGACTGTGCACGGCCGTGGACACAGAGACTGATCTTCGCCTTATCGAATCCGTCGCGATGGGCCTCGCACATCGACACATATTCCTTGACCTCACCGGTCGAGACGTCGATGCGTTCAACCGCATTAGCGAGATGAGATTTCCCCGCACGCATACGCTGACGAACATCCGGCGAGTACGTCTTGCCCTTGTACGTGTTCGGCTTTCCTGCATGGGCGACCGACATGTTGGCGCGTGCGCGAGGACTCTTTGGCTTCCCTTTCAGCCCCGCCGAGATCTTCTCTCGCGTTTCTGGCGTGCGCACCACACCACGGTTTGATCCTGCAATCGGCGCAAGGTTGGCGACACGACCGTGACGCGAGTAGTAGTTGAGCAAAGACTGCTCAACAGCAGCAAGATGTTCGACGCGAACGCCCACTTCGATCGCTCGAAAAACAAAAGCGGAGGCTCCGTACTTGTTCCACATGCTCTGCAAGAACCTGTTGCGATGCTTCTGAAGTTCCATGGCAGAGACGTGGTTCTGCCATCGCTTCCGCATGTTTTGGGCGCTGCCAACGTAAACCACCCCATTCGCTGTGCAGCGGATGGTGTAGACGCCAGACGTCGAAGGGCCTTGCATGCTTCCTAGATTGCGGCTGAGCGCTATTGCGCTAGCCCATGTCCCAGAAGAACGATCCTCGCTTGCCCTTCTTCTGGTTGTCCGGCACGTCGCCCGTGGCCTCACGGCTAATGCGCTCGCGCATCATGGTGTTGTTGACCTGCTCTGCTTGCGTCATCGTGAGCAGTGGCGCCGTGACCGACGTGGGGTTCACCGTGTCGTGCTCCTTCGCCACGGTCACGCGCCCGTTCTTGCCGAAGTTCGCCATGATGAGGTAGCGAAGGGCGTCGCACTCGTCGTCATCCTTGTCGTCAGGAATGTCGGTGGGCACACCGGTCTTGCTGTCGATCGTCCAGTGGTACTGGCTCAAACGCTTCAAGAGCAGCTCGCAGCCGTCATCGTCCTTCAGGAAGAAGAGCCGCGGTTGCGCACCGAGCCCCGGCTTGAGCATGGAGCGAACGAGTTCGATGCCACCGAGCACCGACCCTTTGCCCTTGTCGACGCCCTTGATCCGGTAGCCGCGCTTGCTGAACGTCTTGATCGACTGCGGGCTCGCCGAGTCAGCGGCGATGCGCGGCCCGAGATGCTTGATCTTCATGTCGCAGGCTTCGATCTGCTGCTCCAGCTCCACCTCAGCCATCGAGATGACGTCGAAGACGAAGCACCGGTTGCCGTCGATGGCACCGGTGGGCACGGCGAAGCGATGCGTGTACCCGAAGTCCATGCCCGCGACGAAGCGGACCTCCCGCGACTGCATGAGCGCGAGGAGTTGGCCCTTGGAGAACGTCTCCGGGTACGTCTCGCCCGTGATCATCTCCGCCATCTCGGCAGCGGAGAGCGCGTGGATGCTGCGGTCAAGGTTCGGGTAGACGAGGCCTTCGGTCGATGGTTTGCGACAGAGGAGCTGGGCCTTTGCCACCTGGACATCGACGGCTTTGAACACGTTCTGTGTGTGCTCGACCGGCTTGAGCAGCGAGCGCACGCGCGCGTTCGGGTTCGGTGCCTTCTGCTTGGTGGCGAGCCGTCCGCGGCATGCCGCGAAGAGCTTGCAGTTGCGCACGCAGCCCGTGTACGCCTCGTCCTCCTCGTACTTCGCCGCGACCTCCGGCGTCATCTTCGCGTACGCCTCGGGCGTGACGGTTTCGAGCGTGTCGTCGCTGTAGAAGACCTTGAGCTTCGGGTGCTCCGGCATGTGCCGC